TGAAATCAATCAAAAAATGCTTGAGGACTTTCACCGCGACATGAAGGGCAAGGAAACACAGCCTTTATCCGTATGGCGCGGTGATTCCGTCCGGGCTGCCGTGAAGCAGGGTTTTATGGTTGAGCCGAAATGGACGCTTGAGGATGTTGATAATGCTAAGCCCGCGCACATTGTTTGGCTTGCTGACTGTGTAGCGGAATTAATGGCCGAGGCGATGAACCTCGACCCTTTATCCTGATTGGTGTTGCTGACTTTGCGGAAGGTAAAGGCGCAATGCCAAACATGCTTGAGCTTAGTTTGAATTGCGAGGAATACCGCGCGCTGCCTTATTCCGGTGGGGTGATGGAACAGCCGGCTGGATTAATGCGCAAATTGAGGCAGGTTGGCAATGTATACCGGGCGTTTCAGGCGTACAAGACCGAAGGGCAAAAGCCAGGTGAATCGGCAAGGTGGAAACGCCAGAATGAGCCGATATGGGCAATCGTGCGGGAAGTGAATGAATTGAGAGAGAAATATGGCTAACCTGCAGATTATAATCAGTGCACTGAACAAAGCCAGTGGCGACATTAATAAGGTCAAGTCCGAGATCAAGGGGGTTGGCGATTCCGGTAAAGATGCTCAGGGCGGTGTGAAAGGTTTTGGGTCATCGCTTACCAGCGTGATGGGGACTGCCGCTATGGTTACCGGCGCGGTGGTTGCTGTAGGTGCCGCCATAAAAGAGGTTTACAATACGGCCAAAGAGGGCGCGGCTTTGGAGTATGCAGCTTCCAAGTTCGACCGCCTTGCTGCGTCCGTTGGCACGACTTCAGACGTCTTACTCGGTGACCTGAAGGCTGCTACTGGCGGGATGATAAGCGACGCGGAATTGATGGCATCTGCGAGTGATATGATGTCATTGGGGCTTGCGAACTCTCACGATGAAGTTGTCAGGCTTGCTACAGTTGCCGGCGGGCTCAACATGAACATGAACCAGCTGGTACTAACTTTGACCAACAAGACTACAATGCGTTTTGACGCCTTAGGCGTAAGCGTGGCTGGGTTCGACGAAAAAGTGAAAGCACTGGAAGCTTCCGGGTTGAGCGCAGATGAAGCATTTTCTGAAGCGTTTCTTCAGCAGGCGGAAGAGCAGATTAATAAAGTTGGCAAAGCTGCAGATAGTGCCATTGCGCCTGTTCAGCAGATGGAAGCGGCATTTAAGAACTTATCAGATGCGGCAAAATTGCGCCTTGCTGGGTCATTCGACGGCTTAGCTGTTAGCTTGACTGAAGTGGCTAATTCAATGGTCGAGAACGAGCAGGCTGGCGCTAGACTCGGCGATGTCATGAGCAATTTAGATGGTTTATTAGCCGCTGGGTCGATTGACAGGCAGACGTACAATACATTTTTGCACGACATGGGCATCCACTCCAACGCAGGGGCTGTTAGCCTTGATAAGGTGACGGAGGCTGAGGCTCGGTTGGATCTGATTAGCAAGTCGACTGGGCAAACAGTTGACATGACTGCCGAGTCGTTGATAGCGCAGTCTATAGCGACGAAACAGGCTGAAGAGGCAAATAAAAACGCTGCAGTTGCACAGCGAGCAGTTACCGACGCGACGAATGATGCCGATGCTGCAATGCGTTCCTACTCCGAGAGTTTGCTGTTCAAAATAGCCTCCGAAGGATTGAGTGCTGACGCTGCTTACAATCTGGCGGTTGCGATGGGGTTGGTTGACAAAAACACAGTTGCAGCCACTGAGCAGGTCAACGTTTATAAACAGATGTTGGATGCCGGTCAGATAACGCAAGCACAATACAACTTGCTTGTAAAAGACCTTGCCGACGATATCGAGAATTTGCCGGAAGGGCATACGCTTGAAATTGACGATAATATTGATGCGGTGAAATCTGACCTCGCCGGGTTNGAAACGTGGAAGATGAAGCCGATTCCGAATAAAACTAAATTTAGACACCAGCGCGGTGGACAACTATCACCCGCCACGAATAACCGGAACAGTCACTTATGCTCCAGCAAACCAATATTTTCAAGCCGTCGGTGGCGCGGTGCAGGGCGGTGTTCCATACACTTGGCAGGAATACGGCTATCGTGGCGAGCTATTCGTACCATCGGCAGATGGCTTTATTCTCTCACGAGCAGATGCGGAGCGAGCTTTGAGCAAGGCGCTGGCTGGTGGCATCTCAGGCGAGGGAATAGACGCAGATGCGGTAGGCAAGGCGGTTGCTGACGCGCTTATGCGGGCTGGCGGAGGTAAGGGCGGGAATGTTTACAACCTGACTATGCCGACTTCGAGCAATCCGGCGGATGTTAGAACAGCGTTTGAATTAATGGAGGCTTGGGCATAATGACAGCACCGCAGTTAGAGAAAATGAAGTTTTGGATTATAAAACCTTCAGCTGGAAGGAACTATGTAAAGAATCCGCAGCCGTATACCTCGACCGGTGGATATACTGTAAGTGGCGGGATAAGAGAGGTAGACAGCACAAACTCCAGACGCGGTCCCGGTTGTATTAAGGTTACACCGAACAGCGGCGAAAACACCGTTCTAAGCTATTCGGGCTTGACAGGAACGAGTGGATTGGCTTACTCGTTTAGTGTGGATGTGTTAGGTGTGGCTGGTCAAGCAATGCGTATTTATGTGAACATTGCCGGTGTTTCACAGGAGGCGAAAACCTTTGCCGCGACTGGCTACTGGCAAAGGATAAGCGTATCTTTTATAGCCAATAACACGGGAGCGGGGGTGTTGTCATTACAGCGGGATAGTGTTGCAAGCACTGCACCGTTTTGGACGGATGGCTGGCAATTTGAGCAAGCGGTGAAACCGTCCACCTTCATTTCTGGCGATTTAGGAGAGGGCTATTACTGGGAAGGCTTACGGAGAAACAGCGCTTCTACGCGTATGAATTATGTAAAAACCGGCGGTGAGTTGCTGGACTTGGACGATTACTGCTCGGTTGCAAGCGTAACCGGTTTAGGTCACGGCGACTGGAATCAGATTGTTACAAAAATGACCAGTGGCGGTGATCTGTACCAGGATTACATCCGCAAGTCCAGACAATTTAGCATTGTGGTGGATTTTATCGGGAACAGTTTGGGTGAAATCGAGGGCAATCGCAAGACGCTGATTGACGCGCTTAGGCCCGACCTGTTCGAGGGTGAGATGGTTGTGAGGTATCAGGGCTTTGCCGCTAACGGCGATGAAGCTACTAACCCGATTGACATTCGCTGCGTTCCATTGCCCGCGACTTTGACCGACACGCCTGACCTGCCTAACCATCAGCGCGCTATCCTGAATTTCGAAATTCCGAGCGGGCTGCTGGACGGCGCTTATGAGGAAGGCGGCGAGCTTGACTTATATGCAGAATTTGCTGCTGATTACATTGTAAGGCGTGACCCGGAAGGGCGCTGGTGCAAATGGAACGGTGCTGCATATGAGAACCCGCTGGCGGGGGTGAATGATGAAATTCGCGACATCAAAAAAGCCCCGAATGGCGACATTTATGTTTGCGGTCTGTTTACAAGTGCGGGGGGGGTGGCTAACACAAAGGGAATTGCAAGGTGGAGCAAAGCTAATCAGGAGTGGGAGGCGGTCGGTGACCCGAATACGGGAGCGACTATAACCGGCATTTATTGTATGGCTTTTGGTGCTAACGGGGATTTATATGTTGGTGGTAAGTTCACTAACCTTGCCAACATCGCTGAAGCGGATTACTTTGCGAAATATACCGTTTCGACTAACACATGGAGTGCGGTTGGAAGCGGGATAGACAATCAGGTCAACGCGATCGAAATTGCGCCAGACGGGACAATTTATATAGGCGGAGCGTTTGGGTACGCGAGCGGAAACCTGTGCCACCAACTCGCTTATTGGACAGGTTCAGAATGGGACGCTTTTTGTACGTGGGGTGAAAACGTAGCGCTTAGTAGCGCTGGTGTGAGAGCGCTGAAGTTTCGCTTTAACGGGCATTTAGTTATCGGCGGACATTTTCAAAAAGCCAAAGGACTTGTAGGCGATTATATCTGTTACTGGGATGGGGAAAATGTGGCGCTGAAGGCTTTTGAGGATCTGGGCGCAGGTGGACTGAATGGCGCCGTCTTCACAATTGATGTTAATCCAAGCGGCACAGTTATCATCGGCGGAACATTTACCAACGCTGGTGGCGACCCTAACGCTGATTATGTGGCGGCGTGGCAAGGATGGAATTGGGACTCATTAACAGCTGGTGGAGTAAACAATTATGTTAATAAAGTTTATTGCGCCGCTAATGGTGATATTTATGTAGCAGGGGCTTTTACAGTAGCGGGGAATATAAAAATTACGGACAAGGTCGTCAAGTCGGTGCAGGGCGCATTCCAACAGCTTGACATAGACCTACCGGGCGTTGGACAAATCAATGCAATCTGCCTTACTTCAGACGGCTCACTTTATTTGGGCGGTTCATTCTCAACCGCAGCTGAAGACCCGGACGAAAATGCTATCTGTGGAACTGTGGCGGTTGATGATATAACTGAATTGCCTTTAGTTACAATGTCAAGTGGCTCGGCTAATACATATCCAAGTTTCCAGTTTCATGGTGCTGGGCAGCTGTTGTCAATCATCAATTATTCAACCGGCGCAAATGTTCAATTCAATGATCTGACAATTTTAGAGGGCGAACAAATCGACATGAATTTTGACCCGACCAACTTAACCCTCATCTCAAGCTGGGCTGGCAGAGGAAGCGTGCTGAAATATGTCAACGCAGGAAGCGATTATGGCAACTTCTACCTGAAGCCCGGTTTGAATTACATCTCAGTTTTTTATAAGGACCCAGACCCTTACGCAGAAGCCTATATCACTTGGACGCCCAAATTCTGGGGTATAGACGGAGCGCTGCTATGAGATACCAAGTAGACTGGTATGATGATTATGGCACGAAAACAGGCGTAATTCAGGCGTTTACATCGCTTGAATATGTAAGGACTGAAAACGCAATTGGGCGGATGTTATTGACAATCCCGCGCGGGCTTTACAATTACGAGGACTTTAAGGTTGGGCAACTGTTCGAAATCTGGCGGGATAAAAACGGTACGCTGGAGCTGCAGAATGAAACCGCCTATTTCCTGCAGGACTGGCAATTCTTTGCCAACTCAGAGGGCGAGGAATACATCCAACTCTATGCTACCGACGCAAACTGGCTGCTTGACACGGCGATTGTTCACGCCGCCGCCGGAAGTGCTAATGCTGAAATGACTGGCATTCCCGACAACATCATGAAAGCGATTGTAAGAAGGCAGCTTGGAGAAACGGCAGAGGCTGAACGACAAAAAATT